AGCATGTCATGAGGTGTTCTCTCAATCAAACCGTCTAGCTTTAGCATGAGAGGTGTATCAACGTTAATTGGTTTCAACTTTGGAAAATCAACGGTCACACCAGTTTGATTTAGGTACTGCTCAAAGGTCTTGCGACCAAAGGACTGTTTGGCCATAGCCGTCTTGTCTCCAACAGTGACCAGGTTAAGCTGCCTAAACTCAGCTAATTTCTCAGGGTTTCCAGCTTCAACTGTGACCGGATAAAACCTAATTTCAAAACCGTTGTTTTCAACTGCATTTTCGATTTCTTCGATTTCTTCCCATCTGAAGAAATTTGGTAAATCTGAGACGTATTTCTCATAATCTCTGAAATCTTCCCACTTCTCTTTTGAGTAGCTGAATGGATCATAGACCATTTTCCCATGAGTCTTTTGCCAGTCAAATTTATTATTTGGGGTTGCCCAACCAAATACCGTTTTTTCAAGCGGATAGAAATTTTGTCCTTTTTTTCGGATTGGTGTTGCTGAAAGACCTATCGTGTATTTACGCTTTATTTTGCGATATAAGGTCACTTGCTTATCGCTCGACATATTCTGCCACTCATCTATTATCAGCACGTCACAGGCTAATTTATGCCCCTTTTTGACCTGATTTTGAAGATACCTGTCTGTTTGAATGATAATCTCAACATCTTTGTCAAAATTCATAAACTTGACTGCATCTATCCAACCATTCAGGATAGCTAGTCGATTGTTTGTGATGATGATTTTCTTAGCTTTTTTGTGTTTGGCGATTGCTAGGGCGCAGATCGTTTTCCCCCTACCTCCAAGAGCCTCTAGAAAGATTCCATTTGATAAGTGGTCACTTCTTTTGACTGCTTCAGCTTGCCACTTTCTTAACGTTATCGTTATACTTACTCACCACCTTTCCAATATCTTGGACAACCTCTTCAACATCATTCCTCATAGCCCAAAATAGACCTAGTCTTGCAGCTGCTCGAATGTCTTGATGATGGCTTTTCTCAAACCTCCAAAGACCTAAGATTTTCAAAAGATCGTCTGGAATATCTGACTTATAACCTGCATTGAATTGAAGAATGGCACCTGGATAGCAAAGTTGGATATAAGCGATAGTTTCTGCCACGCTATTATCTTTTGACTTTTCGTTATCCCTCGCCTTAAATTCTTCAACAATAACTACATCGAATTCAAGGTTTGTTCCGATTTCGTGAAACCAATCAGCAAAACCTCTCATACCATAAGAAGCCACCCAACTATCGACTAATCTCGCATTGTCTAACAAGACAATCCCTGTTGTTGAAGTTTCGATTTTGTTACTACTTGGGTCAATCGCTAAGATTTTGGTCATTTATTACCTCGATAAGATTTTCCAGTAAGTGTCCGAACCCTTCAATTTGCTCATCTTTAACATCGTAATCATCGATTTTAAAATCTAGTTCGATACATTGTAAAGCTTGTTCAAAAGTTAAAAAACTATACACATCACGTAGATTGCGAGCATGCAATACAATCCGTTCTCCTGGGAAATCTATATTATTTACCCGTGGTTTTTGATCGAATAAAGTACCCATTATTTAATCCTCAAACTTCTACTTTCTTGCAAAGTGGCACCTTTAATATTCTTGCCGGCTTTTAGTAATTCCTTGATAGTTGCTTTGTCTGGAGTTAGTTTCTGTACAAAATATTTCTTAGGTAGCAATTCCTCATCAATAACTACAGATGGTTGATTTTTACCCATGTAAACAGTAAAAAGTAAACCCTTAACTTTTTCATGCCCTGTAATTTCAAATGCTTCTTGCATGCTTTTTTTAAGCCATACAACATCATTATCTAATGATTTATAACGAGCAGTTAGACGATCAATTTCTTCTTTGATTAGCTTTTTGCTAGCTTCTTTATTTTTGATAACTTTAGCAGTATTTTCGACTTTCTCCTCGAACTGATCAGTCCAATCAATCGAATCCAAGGTATCAGCTTTTGTTTCTTCGTCTAGCCCTTCCATGTCATTAATTTGTTTAAAAATCCCTGTTAGTTCGTATAAACTAGCCATTTTTTTCTACCTCTCTAATTTTGTTTGTAAGTTTTGTTAGTCCAATACCAGATTTAGTCAAATCAGCGTTGGACGTAAATAGATGATTTTGATTCATTCTAGCGATTTCGTTTTTAGATAAACAAGCTAGGTTTGAAATATCATAGTTTGTTTTATCTCCGTCTAGGAAAACGATTGAGTATCCTTTTGGTATCGGGCCATGATGTTCCTCCCAAACCTTGCGGTGTTTCAAAACCCATCGATTAGGTTCTCCGATTTTTTCTTTCGGATAGCCGTCTGTTGTATAGTTGATAGTTCCTACAGGTACATAATTCGGAGGTCGATTACCTTTTTTGAACTGCCCGCTGTTTTTTGGCATATTGGGGTATTTCTTCCCCTTATTGTGGGGAGTCTGACCTTTCTCGAATCTTCCCGTCAAACCACTGTGTAGATTATTATTTCTCCGATAACTCTTAATCTGTTTCTCAGTTAGTGATAAGCCAAATTTTTGGTTCATTTCATTTGCGACATCACGAGAAATCTTATTTTTTTGAATTGACACAAGATAATCATGTTGCTCCCTCGTCAGCAATCGACCTTGATAGATTTTCCCAACTGTTAATCCAAGGCGTTTGCGTACGCCGCCTATTTGAGTATTGGTATAGTTTGTCCCAAATTTCTCATTTAGTAACATAGTTACTTCAGGAGTTAATCGACCAGGGCATATCTCATGCATGTACTCCGTGTACTCATCCTTCCAACAAAGCGATCGGGGCATTAACCTCACCTACCTTGTCTTTGAATTTTTCGGCATCTAGCGCCAACTGGCCAGCTTGAAGGATTTGACCTGAGATTGCGACCATCTGTTTTGATCTTTGGAGTTCCGTCTTTAATTCATCTGCAGTAAGATCCCTGTCGTCCAAGGTTTCCAATTGAGCGAAAAGAGTATTGGTTAAATCTGTCAATTTATTTCGAACCATCTACTTAGTCACCTCTTTCATTAGTTTATTTGCTTCTTTGATTAACAAACGCATAACATTGCTATCCGTTTCTTTTTCTGCTGCTCTTGTCAGCATATCCACCCACTCACGTCTAGTATCGTTCTTCCAATCAACCAACTCAGTGAGCGCTTGTGTATGGTTATAGTAAGGCGAGTAGTCATATGACTTATCTTCCAAGCGAACGCATCTGCCTGCCTTGATGTCTTTGGCTAAGTTCGCTCTTACATTACTATTTGTTGTACCGACAACCTCAGCCACTTCATCGCATGAGGCATCAGGGTGCTCTTTATAATATTCCCTAATTCGTTCAGCTTGAGTCATGTTTCTCCTCCTTATTTCAACCCTTCAGGCGGTTGCACGTCGTACGTAAATTGCTTATCTGAGTTTCTCAGATTCATGCGTGCGACATTGTTAGCTATTCGCTGGCGCTCTTTCTGCTTCATTGCAGCGTGGTCATCTAGTTTATTTACTAGCGACCAGAGCGCGACTCCTACGATTGTCACGAAATAAAGGTATTCCATCATTTTACATTCTCCTTTTCCTTGTAGATTGCTAAGATTTTTTCAAGATCAGCTATACGCTGATTTGCTTCTTGAAGTTCTTCTTGTGTTTCAATCAGCGCTCTATTTTTATCTAATGCAACAATGCGCCAATCTACATTCCTTTCTTGACCCAAGAAATATTTTGTTAGTTTGTTTAGTATGTTCATCTTTATCCTCTTACGCAATAAGATCTTCCAAGTCTAATTCAGCAACCTCTTGTAAAAGATCTTTTACTTTCTTCAAATCTTCCAACATCTCTCTCAGACTCTCTTTTTTTGTTTTATATCTATTCCGTGATTTCCACATACAGTACAGAGCAAAGCCTTTGTAATTTACTAACACCGTTTTATGGGTCGGATGGTAAACGAAATGTTTAAATTCAGGATGATTTTTCATTTCATTTGCCCAAAGTTTTAAAGTTGTCTCAGATAGATCGTTGAATTTTTCTTCTAAGCTCTTATATCCACCATACTCAGCTTTTTCTGTTTGAGATACAGGTCGATAATTCACATTATTTATAATCGGCATGGCATTCCCTTTCTATTTGTGTTATAATTCAGTTAGTTATTTTTGTTAAGCGCCTGACTTTGTTAGGTGCTTTTTTGTTTAGTCAAATACAGTTACTGTATAGACTGATTTTCTTATTCCATCGGTAGAATGTACGGTCGACTTCTCTACCGTTATATCTGTCGTATCATTAGCCATTTTGATGAACAACAATATGTAGCATTCTCGTAAAATTTTTAATTTTAAAGGAACAGATAGAAATCGTTCGAGTTCCTGTTCGACCTTATATTTTTTACCTACCATTCCTACTCCTCGAATCTTTCCCACGACTCACTGATCCGCAATTTCTTATTGATGCGAAGTTTCAAGTCATCACTTCCTTTACCATCTTTGAAAAGCTGTGTGATGGCTGATGGACTAACACCTACAACGATAGCCAAATCCGTTTGCGACCATCCACGTTTTTCAATTCGCTCTTTTACAAGCTCAATCCATTTAAGATGTTGTTGGCTCATGCAACCCCCTCCTTTTAATTAGTTAAGTTAAAAAGTTAGTAAATTGTTTTATAAAATGCTTGACAAAATTAATGTATAGTATTAAAATGAAAGCATAATTAAAAACCTTGATAAAACCTTGTATCTATCAATTTTCTTGCTCGCCAAAGCTATTTATTTTTAGATAAGTTTTAACTTCGTTTTTTACTAACTCATTAACTTACAAAAACTATTTTAATACTTCGCATTAACTTTGTCAAGTGTTTTAATGAGAAATATTAAATATTTTTTGTCATGTTCTCAGAAAGGTTGAAAAATCAATGTTTCAGACATTTGACAGAATTAAAGAACTTGCCAAAAAGCAAGGACTTTCAATAAATTCATTGGAAGAAAAACTCGGTTACAGTAGAAATACCATTTATAATTTAAAAAATTCAAAACCATCTACTGAACGAATTTCAGAAATAGCTGACTACTTCAACGTGTCCACCGACTATCTGCTCGGACGTACAGATAATCCAGTTATAGCTGGGGATAAGGCAAAGACAGAAATAGACCTCAAAAAAGACGCAGCAGAAAGTTTCTTTTACGATGGGCACGAACTTAACGACGAAGATTTTGATCTTATCTCCTCGCTACTAGAAGCGCGTATGAGAAATAGAAAGTAATACTTGCCTATGACAACACCCGAACAAGTCTGTTCTGAACAAGGTATCGATCTAGTTTATTTTGATGGTAGAGGTTCCCACAATAAAGGACTTTACAACCAACCC